ACCTGAAGAGGCAAAGGAAAAAACTTTTAAAGGATTCGCAGAAGGTAGATCTAAGTAATGTACGAGCAAAGTTTAGTTAAAACGGTTGAACCGATAAAGCTAACCACTATCTCCAGAATGAATAAGGGGAAGAAGTGGAAATATGGTTACGATAAAGACCATGATATTATAGTGCTTTCGCGCAATGGTCAGATAGGAGAAATCATAGAGATACAGAACCTAGTCATCGCTCTACCTAAGGTGCCTAAGGGTGTGTATAAGGACCCGAAAGATAAATGGGTTAGATTTACTCAACCAGTGGAATTAGAGCGCTTAAAGAACATCTTTGATTGGCGTGCTTATCCAGAGGATCAAAAGGATCAGTGGCATGATTATATAGATGAGGAATTTAGAAGAAGAGAGGAGGGTTTTTGGTTTACGAATAATGGTAAGCCGGTTTGGATAACAGGTACTCATTACATGTACTTGCAATGGAGTAAGATTGATGTTGGTGCTGCGGATTTTAGAGAAGCAAATAGATTGTTCTTTATATTCTGGGAAGCTTGTAAGGCGGATAAAAGATGTTATGGAATGTGTTACCTTAAGAATAGAAGATCTGGATTTTCTTTTATGTCTTCAGCAGAAACCGTTAACTTAGCCACTCTAGCGAGTGATAGTAGATATGGAATACTATCTAAATCTGGAGCAGATGCTAAAAAAATGTTTACCGACAAAGTTGTCCCTATATCAATTAACTACCCATTCTTTTTTAAACCTGTCCAAGATGGTATGGATCGCCCTAAGTCCGAGCTTGCTTATCGTGTACCTGCTAGTAAGTTTACTAGAAAGAAGATCACGGCTAATGAAAAACTGGAAGACATACAGGGGTTAGATACAACGATTGACTGGAAGAATACTGGAGATAATAGTTATGATGGTGAAAAACTAGCGCTACTAGTGCATGATGAAAGTGGTAAGTGGGAAAGACCAGATAATATACTAAATAACTGGAGAGTTACAAAAACTTGTTTAAGATTAGGATCAAGAATTATTGGTAAGTGTATGATGGGATCAACCTCAAACGCCTTAGATAAAGGTGGAGAGAATTTTAAAAAACTATACAACTCCTCAGATGTTACGAAAAGAAATAGAAACGGTCAGACAAAGTCTGGTTTATACTCTTTGTTTATCCCAATGGAATGGAACTATGAAGGATTTATTGATGAGTACGGAGTTCCAGTTTTCACTACTCCTGACGTCGATAGATTCGACCCAAACGGTGAACTAATAGATGTAGGTGTAATAGATAACTGGCAGAATGAAGTTGATGGTTTAAAGGATGATTCAGATGGATTAAACGAATTCTACCGTCAGTTCCCAAGAACAACAGAACATGCTTTTAGGGATGAGACCAAGGGAAGTATATTTAATTTGGTTAAACTGTACGAGCAGATAGATTATAACGAGGAGATGAGGAGTTCATTAGGAGTTACTCAGGGAAATTTTCAGTGGGTTGACGGTGTCAAGGATTCTCACGTAATTTTTTATCCAGATAAAAAAGGTAGGTTTAAAGTTAGTTGGGTTCCGTCTCAACAACTACAAAACAATGTAGTATTAAAGAATGGTATAAAATACCCGGGAAATGAACACATGGGTGCTTTTGGATGTGATAGTTATGATATATCCGGAACAGTCGATGGAGTTGGATCTAAGGGAGCTTTACACGGTTTAACTAGATTCTCAATGGAAGATGCCCCAGCTAACAGTTTTTTTTTAGAATACCTATCAAGACCTCCGACAGCTGAAATGTTTTTTGAAGACGTTCTAATGGCTTTAGTTTTTTATGGGATGCCAATATTAGCAGAGAACAATAAGCCGCGTCTATTGTATTACTTAAGACGAAGAGGATATAGAGGGTTTAGCATGAACAGACCTGATAAAATTTGGAACAAATTATCTGTAGCGGAAAAAGAAGTTGGTGGAATACCCAATTCAAGCGAGGATATAAAACAAGCCCATGCCGCTGCAATTGAGATGTATATTCAAAATCACGTTGGGATAAAAGAAGATGGAACTCTTGGTGACTGTTATTTTAACGAGTTGTTAAATGACTGGGCTAAGTTTGATATAAATAAAAGAACAAAACATGATGCGTCGATAAGCTCTGGTTTAGCTGTGATGGCTAACAATAGACACTTGTATGCTCCAAACGCAACGGTAGAAAAACCTAAGTTAAATATAAATGTTTCTAGATATTCAAACACTGGGAACAATTCACAAATAATCAAGTAATAAATATGGCAGAGTCTGGCATTAAAAGTTATTTCCCAAGTCAAACAGTTAGCGATGCTGAGAAGTTAAGCTATGAGTATGGGTTAAAGGTAGGTAAAGCTATCGAACAAGAATGGTTTAATAACGATAGAAACTCTAATAGATATAAATCTAATAGTAATAACTTTCATAATTTAAGGTTGTACGCTCGAGGCGAACAGTCTATTCAAAAGTATAAGGATGAATTATCGATCAACGGTGATTTGTCCTATCTTAATTTAGATTGGAAACCAGTTCCAATTATCCCTAAGTTTGTGGATATAGTTGTGAATGGTATTGCTGAAAGAACATATGATATAAAAGCGTATTCTCAAGATCCTTTTGGAATTGAAAAGCGTACTAAATATATGGAATCTATAACGAAAGACATGCAGGCAAAGGAGTTTAATGACGCAGCAATACAAGACTTCAACGTTGATCTTTACGAAAACAAAAAAGAAGATTTACCTGGGTCGGAGGAAGAGTTAGGGTTACATATGCAATTGTCGTACAAGCAGGCTGTTGAGGTAGCAGAGGAGCAAGCGTTAAATGTATTGTTTGAGGGTAACAATTATGAATTGATTAAAAAACAATTTTACTACGATCTAACTGTTCTTGGGATTGGAGCTGTAAAAACTAACTTTAACACTTCTGAGGGGGTGACTATAGATTACGTTGATCCAGCTAACTTAGTATACTCATATACAGACTCACCTTACTTTGAAGATATATACTATGTCGGTGAGGTGAAATCTATCCCAGTGAATGAATTAGCCAAACAATTCCCTCATTTATCAGGAGAGGATCTAGAGGAGATAATGAAGAATAAATCTACAGATAGATCTAACTGGGGTTCTGGTGGTTCTACAAACGTGGATAGTAACACAATACAAGTCGTGTACTTTAACTACAAGACTTATATGAACGAGGTTTACAAAGTTAAAGAAACAGCCACGGGTGGTGATAAGATTATACCTAGAGATGACCAGTATAATCCACCAGAAGACAAAGAAGGTGGTTACGGTAGAATGCTAAGATCTATAGAGTGTCTTTACGAGGGTGCTATGATTTTAGGTACTGATAAATTACTTAAGTGGGGGATGGCTAAGAATATGATGAGACCTAAAAGTGATTACACTAAGGTTAAAATGAATTACTCTATAGTGGCTCCAAGAATGTACAATGGTAACATAGAGTCATTAGTAGGTAGAATCACTGGTTTTGCTGACATGATTCAACTTACACACTTGAAGCTACAACAAATAATGGCTAGGATGGTTCCTGATGGAGTCTACTTAGACGCTGATGGATTAGCGGAAATAGATCTAGGCAACGGAACAAACTACAGCCCACAAGAAGCTTTAAACATGTACTTCCAAACAGGATCTGTTATTGGTAGGAGTTTCACTAGTGATGGTGACATGAACCCGGGGAAAGTACCTATCCAAGAAATAACAAGTGGTTCTGGTGGTAATAAAATGCAAGCGCTTATAGGTAATTACAATTACTACCTACAGATGATAAGAGATGTGACTGGGTTAAACGAGGCTAGAGACGGTAGTACTCCGGATAAAAACGCTTTGGTTGGTGTTCAAAAACTAGCAGCGGCAAATTCAAACACGGCTACTAGACACATACTACAAGCTGGACTATTCCTAACCTCGCAAACAGCGGAATGTTTATCCCTTAGAATATCTGATGTTATTGAATACTCTCCTACTAAAGATGCTTTTATACAAGCTATAGGAACTCACAACGTTGCTACATTAAAAGAGATGTCTGAACTTCACTTATATGACTTTGGTATATTTCTAGAACTAACTCCAGATGACGAGGAGAAAGCTATATTAGAGAACAACATCCAAATGGCTCTTCAGCAAAAAAGTATAGAACTAGAAGATGCAATTGACTTAAGAATGATCAATAATGTTAAGTTAGCTAACCAACTGCTTAAATTACGTAGGAAGAAAAAGGAGGAGAAAGACAGGCGTTTGCAGATGGAAAATATCCAAGCCCAAACACAGTCCAACACTCAGTCCGCACAAGCAGCAGCTCAAGCTGAGGTTGAAAAGGAGAAAGCGTTAACCGAAACAAAGATCCATCTTGAAACCGTAAAGTCCCAATTAGAGACTCAAAAGATGTTTCAGGAAGTGGAACATAAAAAAGAGTTAATGCAATTAGAGTTCCAAATGAATATGCAATTAAAAGGGATTGAGGTTGATGGTAAAAAGGCTGGAGAAAAAGAAAAAGAAGATCGTAAAGACGAAAGAACAAAAATTCAAGCAACTCAACAAAGCGAGATGATTGAGCAAAGAAATGGTGGTAAACCACCTAAAAACTTTGAGTCCGCAGGTAATGATATA